TACACAACTGAAAGTTTTACTTTCCCACCTGGTACTAATTTTATCTACCAAATGATACTTCAACCAAAGAAATTCTGCATTCCTTTATAACCATAGGCTGAAGAGCCACCATTAACATTGTTGTCCTCAAATGCTCCCGCTGGTGGTAACTGTAACCAGTGGAACGAAAAGTCATCTCCGCCAGACTTCATAAGATAGTTGGCATCAAGGCCAGTCTTAGTTGCTGTCCTCTTGAGAAACGGTACTTGACTTGTTTGATCAAATAGTACCGAGGAATAATACGGGAATTCAGCTTCAACCGTATTAGTTGTGATACACCCGAGCCCAATACCCTGCATACCAATTGCCGCGCTTGTGACGGGTATGAAATTCTGCATAACTGTGCCATATCCAATAGCATTCTTCTTATGGAAAAATTTCATTCTTATAGATCCTCTCCAGAATCTGTAAAACATCGCAATTAAATCAAGTCCACACAATACTTGACCTGTAACTCGCGAAGTTTCAATAAATGGCACCTGAACACCTCCTGAAGAAATTTGATTTTGAGCTTGAGGCCTATGCACCAATAATCTCAATGTATCAATTTTCTCACCCAAGACAAAGTTCTTCTGCTCATACCCAGTAAAACTTGCTTGCAAAGGAGTGAAATCCCTTTTAAAATCATCCCTTGGATTGCACTGTACTATATACCTAACATCCATAGGAGCACCCAGCTCGAAATCACTTGCCATGGCTTTATACACATTAATGTAAATGGGATTTGATAATGAGTTATCTGACTGACACCAATTTAAAATTTTAACGCACAACTTCATTGGACTTGTTGACGCTCCATAAACAGTAAACTGGGTCATTGCTTGCTCACAATAAGGTAACATGAAATCAACTTCAACACTACCCTGAACGTCCACAACTACACTTGCACAATCTTCCCAATTTCCCAAAGGGCTACTTGTTAGAAAGAAAACCAACTTTAGAACATGGTTCAAGGAGGCAGTAATATATAGTTTAACTTTTGTAGAACCAGACCAAAAAGCATGCATCTGTTTTAAATAATCACCATAACCAGGGTGTGTGGTCTCAATACCAACTGAACACAATGTTGTAGTTGGACTAGGTGAAGCAGTTAAAGTAACAATATTAACCAAGGTTGGAGTTTGAGCAATGTAAGAGATTTTCATTTCATCTTCACTTATGCCAGCAACATTTGGTTCTGTTGATATACCATTATCTACATCTAAGGCAACCTTTGATGATGAATCAACACCATTTCCAGAATTAACATTATAATTGGAGTTTGGACACACAACAGCTCCCGCATTTGTTATCGTAGGCTTAGATAAACCTAAAATTGAGTGGGTTATTGCCTTTGCAGCAATTCCACTAAACAATTTAACTGCCTGAACAGTAGCACGAGTTGGTACAAAGGAGTCAAACCTTGATGAAATGTTTGTTGCTTTCTTAATTGCCTCAGAACCTTTCATTTGTATGAATGTTTGATCTCCTGAATCTTCGGTTAATAAACGCATATATTCCTCACGACTACCAACTTTTTCAGCCTTTCGAGCTGCAAGTGATGATCCAAAACCTGTGTCACTATCAAAAGGCAACCAAACTTGGGCATCTACAAACCTTGCAGTGACTGTAACAGATGCAGAGGCGCTCACATTCGTAACTGAATTCAAAAGTGAATTTAAAACGTAAACTTGGACAATTCCCATCTCTTTACTACCATATTTAGCCAAATCCAACTGTTTAAAAGGTGAAACAAAAGGAATTGTCATTGAGACATTTTCTCCTGCAGAAGCATCCACAAGAACATGTTGCCCACCTGATGCTAAATATATAGAACTTAAAGGAGTTGGTGTGACCAAACCTGGTTCTCCTATTGGGTAATAACTACCTAATGGAGAATAAGCAACCAAAAGTTTACCATAATTTGTTTTAGCAGTATCACACCGAACAGTTATTTCTACTCCAGCTTTTAAATATCTATAACCATTGGTTTTCTCAACCATAAAAGGTTTGTTCAAAATATCACCTGGTAAATAAATAGTAGTCAAAATACCACCAACACCAACGCCACTACCCCAACCTACTGCACTTCCACTTGGAACAACAAAAGATCGATCAAGTTGTCGATTAAAATTAATTGTTTCCATATTTGTATTCTCGTGTGGAGATGAAATAATAACAGGGTCAATTGATGATCCTGAAATAGGTCCAACATCATCATAATTTCCTAAAACAGTACGTTCAGTTATACTTTCTTCTTTAACTGCACGAGCTGTGGTTTCAAGGTTATTTACAACAAAATCCTTCCCATTTGTGCTCATTTGAGGAATATTAAAATCTCCATTAGCACGCGCATTTTTAGAGTAATACATTCTTTCCTGATACTCTGAATACATAAGTTTCTTCGAAAGAAAACCTTTTACCAAATGGGGAAGTCTATGTTGAACAACTTTCATAACCTTATCTGAATACTCATCAAAGACGGGTTTTGGATAATGTGCAAGATTTGCAAAAAATGATAACGCCGTCTCAAGTAATTGAGTATCTCCGTCAACAGCCCCTCTTTTCCAATACAACATTTCAACGATAGTTCGCATTGCAAGTGGGGCTTTGTAAATACCATTCTCATCCTTTACAAATGATCTTGCAATAAATTTTGCAGTTTCAATTGTGTCAACAATTCGTTCAGTTGATTTACTTGAGTGTGTGTACTTCATTTGAAAACGATCCCAAATAAACGGTGCCAAATCTGAGCAAGCCAAATTTGGAAGAGGAATTTTTAAAATACCATCATCACCATAAAAGAAACCAAACCAAGCACTTGCAGGAATTCCAAAGTCCTTTTTCAAAACAATGTAAAATACTAACATTTGGATCAATGAATTAAATTCAGAAGTTCCAAACATGCCTGAAGGTAATGAACCCATTACTTGATAAATCCAATTATACAGGATATGTTTTGATTCAATTGCAAAACTTGCAAGCATCAATCTAACCTGTGCCATAACTGGACCATCATTATACCACCAATTAATAAAATTTATAACAATATAAAATAAAAATTGAGGGACAGATCCATCCCAATTCTCAAAGTCACCAGCTAAAATAGATCCTTCAAACATTTCAAGCATCTTAACCATATTAGTCCATTCTGGTGAATGACAATTGACTCCAACAGCTACAGGTTTCTCACTTGCAAATCCTTTCATATATGCAAAGAAATCTCCAAAACACATACGCATAAGAATGAGATAATCAATGGGAGAACCAGAGAACAAACGAGTTTTCCCTAGTTCTACTTTTCCTCTTGGTCTTGTTTCATCTTTAAGAGCATCAGCAAAAACAACGGATATTGGGTTACCACTCTTCAAGATCTCCATACATTCACACAAATGAGCATGAAATTCAGGAGTACAAGTAAATTTGTCTCCTTCAACATCAATAAATGCTGACTTTCCTTTCATCTTACGCTTATTGCCTGGATAACCAGGAGAAGTGCTCATGTTGATAGAGGTAATATCTGTACCAGGAATTCCTTGAACGGCTTCCTCAATTGTCAACACTCTAGGTGTTCGTGTGAGGGGTCTTGGATAGTGGTAAGCTAAAAAATCTTGACAATCATCTGGAACCTCAGTTGGAGGTGTGTGATTTGCACGAAGTTTCTTCATAGCCAATTCCAATGGATTAATTTCCTCACCATTTGCATTCGTAAAAGAACTCAAATGGGCTGGAATCTCAACAGGAGGACCATCCCAACCATATAAATCTGACCTTGAAATGCGCGTTCTCGTTGGAGGCACATGCATCATATTGTCAGGAACAGTTTCAATAATTGGGAAGGGGATAGAACAAATACGACTTTGTGTCAAAGTTCTATCAGGATAACATTCTTCAATAAAGGGTTC